GTTGCAACTGAATTTAAATCTTTTATATTTTCTATGATTGCAACTGAAGATGTTGCTTCTAAACTATCATTACCTAATTTATCAACTGCCTTAATGAAATATGTTCCTGTCATTGCCGGAACTACTGCAGTATTTGCAGGTCTTGACACTTTATCTATTAAATCAACTGAATTAGCATATGTTGCACTTGTAGAAGTATCTCTTGAATGTCTTATCCTATAATGTGATAAATCTAAATCTCCAACAGGTGTCCAACTTAAATGTGCTTCAGTATTGATTATATTAATTGAAAAATTTGTTACATTTTGTGGTGGTGCAGTTTTACCCACTATTTGATGTTGGTTTGTTACAAAAGGTGATTTACTGAACCTTGATATTGATCTAACCCTAACATCATAAATAGCATCATCTTCAACATTAATTAATTCAAATAAATTTGCACTTGATTTGCCTAAATTTATATAATCACTACTTGTTGTTTTTTTAGCTTGCACTTCAAAATCAATTACTCTTGCGCTTGAACTACTTGCATTAACGACCAGAACAGATATAGCTTCTTCATTTAAAACTCTTAATTCATCTGAAACAGTTACAGTTGGTAATGTAACAACAAATGGGTCTGGCAAAATAGTGTTATCTTGTTGAAATGCTTTTTCTTCAGCATTCCAATCATAAACTGCACTATTTAATTCTCTTAAAACCAAATCAACACCCATAACAGGTATGCCATTAGCATCATTTTCAAATACAATATTCCATTCACCTACTTCAAAAACTTTAGAACTAAATCCAAATCTTTGATTAGTAATTGATACTGTATCACCTACATTCAGTTGAAATGCTTTTAACTTACAAGGCATATCTAATGTTATTTGTTGTCTGTTTCTAAATAAAGCAATCTTAGCTAATCTTTGTGCCATAGGTGAAGAAGTTGTATATGGTAAATCTAAATCTAAAAAGATTTGCTCACCATTATCTTCGTTTTGAAATGTTGTAGATGTAAATGCAGGATAATCTGCAGCAACATAATTATTAGTTGGTGATGTAAAAATACCTTTAACTGCATTGTAATTATCACGTCTTGATCTTCTGGACTGTAAAGAAATAGAACCTCTTAAATCATTTTCATCTAATGTTACAGTTGGAGCAACATATTTAGCTGCTTTTGTTTTAAATTTACCATTAGAAAAAATAACTGATCCACCCATAGAGGTTAATAAATTTTCTAATATTTGTTTTGGACTTCCATTACTTTCAAATGTTCCATTAATTGTATATTTTTTTTCAGTACCACCACCAGACAATGTAACATTTTCATCACAAATATTTGCTGCAGTTGTGAAAGATGTATCATCTATTTCTGAAGATGATGATCCAAAACCATAAATATTATCTGTTAAATAATCTCTAATAGCTAATGCAGGATTTGTTGAATAAACAGTTGTTGATGTTCTAGGGTCAAATAATTTTTTACCTTGAACTATAGCTGATATGTTTGGCAATCCATTTGGAAAAGCATCTGCATCAAATTCTAATCTGGCATACATATAAGCTATGCCACTCAATCTATGTTGATCTGTCCATTTACCATTACTATCATTTATTAAATCCCCATCTGCTGATTGTGATGGTGATCCCAAATGTTTATTAATTCTAATTAAGTTTGCATATTGAGTTGGTGCAGTACAATTACCATTGCCATCTAAAGTAATTGCAACATCATTTATGTATATTTGACCAATAGAATTAACTTCATGTGATGCCATTAAAATAACTAGATGAAGAAACTTATCGTCTTCTGTACTTTCTGCAAAACCTAAAACACCAGATACTCTTGTTTCTCCATAAATCATTCTTCTAGCAACAGTTGGTTGCTTAATCATTTGTGTTCTGTTTTGTGTTTCTGAAGCAAAATCACTAAAACTAGGTAGCTTTGGTTTTGGAGAAAAGGTTTGTAAAGCTGCAGTTGATGCTGCCGTTATAACATATGCTTTAGCAAATAATACTAAACTACTACCACCAGTAGCAGGAGCAAGAGCAACTGCTGCAACTGCTGCAACTAATGTTGCCGGATTAGTTAATGCTTTAACAAAATTTTTAAAAAATCCCATTAACTACCCCATATTATTTCTTTATCTTGTAGATCAGCAATAAACTCTAATCCTTTATCTGTTGGATAATCTATTTTCTGATCTTCAGATGTATATCTTCTTTCTCTGCTTCTTTCTAAGTCAATTAAGCGACTTTCAGCAGTCAAACCTATATTAGCAGTATCACCACTATCTTCAATACCCATTGTGTCCATACGACCACTAAACATTAAATAAGGATCGTCAACAACTGCATTATTATCATCTAATAAACCTAAATATAATTTTGCAGGTCTGCCTTGATATGTTTCATTTAAAGCACTTGATATTAAATCAGATGGTATTCCAGATAGTGTAATATTTATTCCATTAGCTTGAATATCGGCAGTTTCGCTTATTTGAGAAACATTAAGAAAATCCCCAGAACCAAAGTAAGTTGTGCCACCAAAAGTAATATTTCCATAACCTGTCCAAGCAACAAAATTACCTCCATCAAATTCTAAATCTAAAGCAAAAAAAGGTTTAAGCGAATTACTTTCTAAAATAGTATTTACTGAACTTGTTAAATCTCTACTCATATCGCTTCTGCTGCTCCAAATGTCATTGAGTAAATACCATCTGTACTAATTGACCAATTATGTGTTGGTGTTGTTAATCTAAATAAACCAACTGCATTTGATACAACAACTGTTGCTCCATCAGATGGTGATGATCTTAAATCTGGATAAATTGTTAAAGCAACTTCACCAGAGCCATTGCTATCAGCATCATCTAAAACTTTATATATTCTTGCATTAGAAGTTGTGCCTAATTGAATATAATCACCTGCTTTTAAATAACCAGTTTGACTTGCCGGTACTCCATCAATATTTAATGTATCACCAGTTTGACTTGCTCCATTTACTACTGGTGTTCCTGCAGAACTTGATGCAGTTCCTCTAGGTGTTGCACTATTTGGATCACCTAATAAAAATGTTCCGAATTGACCATATAGTTTTATAAAGAATGTGTTCCAAACTTCTGCATCTACTCTAGACATAGGTGGCAGTGTTATATCAGCTTCAAATCTTTGACCTACATTTTTAAAAACTTGTTGCTCATATGTAAATGGTGATGCAGTTGTTCCTACTGAATTTCTAGCAATAAAATTAACAGACTGAACACCTGTAATTGTTGGTAATGTTAATGGATATGTTATTGCCATCTTTTATGCTCCAAATGCTGATCCGAATTGTCCACCTCTACGTCTAGCATCATAAACTGCACCTTTTGCAGCTTCTGCTATTTGTGGCAACATTCCTAAAACTTCTGTTCTAACTGTTTGTGCAACTCCAGTACTTAGGTTAATTGTCTGGTTAACAACAACTCCACCACCACCCATAGCATCATTTGGAACTATTGCACCATTTCTATTAGGTACAAATAACTCTGCACCTCTTTCACCTACCATATATGGTCTTCCTCTTTGCACAGAACCACCTATTGCTCTAGCACCTACAACAGAACCACCCTCGACTCCACTACCAACTACAGGCGCACCAAATGCACCAGATATTGCTTTTGTTGCTATTCCAAATAATTGATCTGTTATATATTTTCTTATTGCCATTCTAATTAAATCAGAAATTATTGAATTTGCCATATCTCTAAAAGCATCTTTAGCTTTTACAGTTCCTTGAATTAATCCCATTAAACTATCTGTCATTCTATCAGTTGCACTTTTAGCAACTCCAATAAATGCTTTTTCTGTATCATTTAAAACTGTTTTCAATGGTTTTAATTCTTCTTTTACTCTTGCAAATCCTTGAACATTAATTCTTAAAGGTTCGTTTACTTTTTTAATTGACTCTCCAACATTATCATAACTAGAAACAATTTCTCTTAATCTTCTAGTAATATCTTTGCCAAATGTAACCTCATCAATTTTTGGAAAAACTTTAATTACTTCTCCAATTTTATTAAATGAATCAATAAAAAAATTAACAAAATCTCTAGCACCATCAATGGCAACTGCAAACCCTGTTAAAATACTTGTTGTTAGAAATCTAGCTAATCTTGATAATGGTGGTAAAACAAATGATGTTATTGATTGACCAATACTACTAAAAGTTCTGCCTAATTTATCAAATAAATCATTAGCTTGTTCAACTGCTTTTGCATCTTCTTGAGTAAGTTGGAATGTTACTGAATTAAATTCATCTCTTAATTTTTTTAGTTCTGATGAACCTGCTTGTAATGTATTAACTAAATTAACACCAGACCTACCAAATAAATCAAATGCAATTCTAACTTTATCTGCAGGGTCTTTTATGCCACTTAAACGATCAGAAACTTCGTTTAATAATTCATTAGTTGGCTTTAATGCACCATCTGTATTTGTTACACTTATTCCTAATGCTTCAAATGCCTTAACACCAACACCTAATCCAGTAGATGCTTCTGATATACTTCTAGAAAATCTAGTTAAACCTTTTTCTAATTCTTCAGAACTAGCACCAGTTTGACTTGCTGCAAATTGTAATGTTTGGATTTGGTTAACTGTTAGACCTAAACGACTAGATGCTTTAGCTAGATTGTCAATTTGTGTTGCAAATTGTTTTAATGCAACTGTTGCACCTAAACCAATTAAGGCAGTTTTAACATTAGCAACTGACCTACCAATTCTGCTTAATCCACCTCTAACACTTGCAAATGCTTGTCTTGTTTTGTCTACTGCTGATAAGGTAACTTTAAGATTTTGGTCTGCCATCTTCTACTGCCTTAAAATATGCTTGCCATTCATTTATATCTGATAAAGTTAAATGTTCAACTTCATCAACTGTTTTGTGTAAGCGATCTGCCAAAGCTAATAAATTAAACCTTAACAAATCGCTTTTTAGTTTTTTTCTTGTTCCTCTACAGAAACAATATCACCAAACATTTTTGCTGATAATTCTGCAATTATGTTTACTTTTTCACTCATTAAAAATGGTTTATCTGCTATTGTAAATGCTTTTTCACCATCTTTGGTTTCAGCTTTTTCAATTATCAAATCTACCATTCCATCTACAGTCATATCATTTAGAAAGTTTTTATGCTTTCTCTGCAACTTATTAATATCACCTGCAGTTATAGCACTAGCATATAAAATTAATGGAGTATTGTTTTCACCCCATTCTGGAACTTCAATAGTTCTTTTTTCTTTTATACGTCTAGATGCAATCTGTTCACCTAATGACATTCATCACCTCTAAACAGTTGCAGCAGTAAGCGCACCAGAACCTTGCAATGTAAAGGATGCCTCAACCATACCATCAAATGATGATGTAATTGTTCTGCCTGTTACGATTGCAGTTCCAGAATAATAAGTATCACCACTTGTTGCACCCTCTGGATAGACTGCTAAAGTTACAGATGCACCAACTGCAAATGATACTTGACCATTTGTATCTGTTTCATCCCAGAATACATCTACAGAACCACTAAATGTTTTTAATCCTGTTAGATATGTTCTTGAAGTGTCACCCATTGTTGTATCTTCAATGGTATCTGCACTTTCTTCTAAAGAAAAAGAACGAATTTCAGCGATTTCGTTAGCACCGCTTTTAACTGTTCCCTCTGATCCTGCGTGTGTTGCCATTTTTATCTCCTTTTAAGCTGCAGTTTCTACGTCATTTTCTAAGGTTCTATAAATTACCTCAACTGTAAAGCGACCTATGGCAATAGGTTGTTCACCATCACCACTATAGTCACTTTCAAAAGATGTCACTTGTGTGTCTTTCGCAAGACTTCCAAACGTAACATCTGATGCAATAGCTTCTTCAACTTCTACTGCAATCGTGTCAAGTGTATTGTCATAGTTGCTTGTCGCTTTAACATATGCTTCAACACCAATTTCTAAAACCCTATTTATTGATCTAGGTCTTGTTAATGTATCAAAAGTTGTAACTTCTGACTTTGTAAATATACATAATCCCGGAAGATTATTACTTTCTAATGGATATATTCTTGATCTAAAAACATTCGTTCCTGTAGTTGTTAGATTAGTCAACCTTGTAACCATAGCATCTCTAATTTGATTTCTTAAATGTGCCACTAGTTTTTCTCTAATACAAAAGTTGTCATTCCAGTTCCATCATCTTGAACAATCCTAATTGTATAAGCTACACCTAAAATTGTTATAGCATCACCCTCTGTAGCACTAGAAACATCATCAGTTCTACATAAAAATCGAGGTTGCTGAATTGCAACTCCCACACTACCACCTGCATCAACCTCTATAAATTCGTTATCAAATATACCAGTTATATTAGCAGCAGAACCACCTTGAACAGTATAGCTTGCAGTAGTTCCAAAATCATCTACTTCTAAGAATAATAATCGATCTGCTGCACTTTCAACTGCCATTACTCATCCTCTGGTGTTTCTAATGCTTTAACTGCTCTGTTAATAATACTTTTTTTTGTTTTTTTAGCTTTAGCTTCTTCTGCGAAACCTCTAGCAATTAACTTGTTTGCAATTCTATCATCAATGTCATGTTCTTCACCTGCAAACATATTTCCATTTGTTCCGATATAACATTTTTCTAAAATTTTAATTTTCATAAATACCTCGTAATAGTTAATGGAGGTGATCCGAAAACCACCTCCAATTTATTATGCTAATTAAGCAGTTGAGATTTCATCTGTCTTAGCAAATGATATTGCATTTCTTAATGCAACGTCAACTTCTTGCATAACACTTATAGTTACATCACCAGATTTTGAACCAGAATATGGGTCAACTATGATTGATGGTGCGCCAAATAATCCCACCATTAATTGTGAGAAGTCACCAAAGATCATTGCTGATGCATCTGATCCACCATCACCCGGGTCTAGGTCTGATGGTACATTGTTAGTGAACTCTGCCTTGTAACCATAAATGGCATTCCAAGGGTCATTCAATAACATTACACTATCAGAAGATGCAACTCTAACAGTATTAGCCATTTTAGCTTTTACTTTAGGGTTTGTTAAGAAACCTAATGTGTTTGCATTCACAACTCCATTATCTTCTTCAACTAACTTAACAAGGTCTGTTATATCTGCCCAAGTTAAGGCTGCAACGTCTGTACCTGCAGAAATATCTAAATTATTCACATCTGAATTGTTTAGAATTCCAGTTGGTTGTCCAGAAGAACCAGAACCATTTATTGCATGATATTCAATCTTATCAGCAATAGAACGTAAAAGGTCATCTTGAACAATCTGCTCGATTGCAGGAACACTTTCTAACATTAATAGTCTAGACATAGTTGCGAATGCACCTAATGTTCTAGGTTGTAATGTTACACCTGCATCTGTTGGACTTTGGTCTGAAACATCTGCTGCTTCTTCAACAAATCCTGCTGATGCACCTGTTGCAATTTTAGGTATTCTAATTCTATTAGTTAGACCACCCATATAAGTAACACCTAAGTTTGACATTACTTGCTTTGCTCTTAGTGCTTCAATGAACAAGTCACCTCTTTGGATTGTTGGAACAAACTGATCTGTTACATTTTCACCAGAGATACCACCAGTTGCTGCAGTTGTCATAACGCCAGAACGCCAAGCAAAGTCTGGAACATACATTCCTTGTGACTGCTTACCAGTTCTTTTTGCGATTTCTTCTGACATTTCTCTTTCAAAACCTGCATTTTTCCAATCACCTGTTACTTGTGCTTGAATCATTCTTCCTAAAGAATAAGTTCTTTTTTCTTTAGATGCTTCTTCAATCACATTTACAGGTGTGTCTAGTGGCTTGTCGTTTCCAATAACATCTAGAAGTTCACCTCTGAACTCTGCAATGTCAATTCCACGACCTAAAGCAGCTTCACCTAAGTCTGCCTTATTGTGCTTTCTTGCTAAAGTCATTATGTCCTTAGCATTTTTAGATGCTGATTTGGCTGCTTCTTGCCTTACTGCATCAAGATCGATATTTTCAGACATATTATTCTCCTTAATCTGAATGGTTGATTTTAATGTTTCGGAACTAGAACGACCAACACCAACAAGATTTGACTGATCTGCAGGGATTGAAACAATACTAATTTCCATTGGTGTAGTTGCTACACGATAATAATCTTCTGGATCATCTTCGCGTTCTACTTTTTTGTCGACACGATAACCAACAGAAATATTCTGCCTTATCCCATCAACGACATCGTTAAACACTTCCGAACTCTTTTCACCTTTTCCAAAGCGAACAGATGCTCTTAATCTTCGAGCATTTTCGTCTAGTTCAACAGATTCCACAACTCCGATTTGCTTTTCCATATCGTGATCTAATAATAAAGGCGCACGACCAGAGTTTAAAAATTCTAGGTTCATATTTTCTTTTGTATGATCCATTACTTCCATTCCAAATTGTCTTTTTACAGGTTCTTCACTTGAAACACCTACACTAACAACTCTTTTTTCTTCATCTATAGCTTTTTGATCTAGCTGAATGGCTCTGTAATCTAAAGAAATAGGTTCTTTTCTTTCATCTTCAGATGCAGTTTCTTCAACAATTTCTTCAACTACTTCTTCTGTAGTTTCTTCAGATGGCATTTCATTATGCTTTTCAAATACAACTGTAACTGTTTCATCAGTTTCTTGTACATCTACAACGTGACGATTTTCCACTTCAGCACCTCTTTCTTTATCTTTAGCGAATGTATCATAATTTTCGCTATTTGTTAAGTTTACTTCACTTCTTTCATCTTCTGTTTTCATTGGATGACCCTCTGGCAATAAATCAGTATCATGTTTGCCACTTCTGTATTTGCCATTTCTAACTGCAAATAAGAATGAATTAACTCTTGCCATTGCCCATTGCTCCTCAGAACTAACAGATGGTCTTACAGATTGTGGATTAGTGCTGTATGCACCAATTCCTCTTTTATAAACTTTAGCTAACATTCCTAAAGTAACTCTTTTTGATTTAGCGCTTCCGTGTTCTTCATTATGTTCTTCTACTTTATTTTCTAAAGCAGTTATTGTTTTATCTGGAAATTCATCTTCAATGGCTCTAGTTGCATCTTCATCAATCTTGTCTAATTGCCTATCTTTATTTCTTGCCCAACTTTGACCAACATCACCTCCCCACAATGCCCAAGCAATTCTGCCTGCAGATGGATAACCATCTTCACCGGGACTAAATCCCTCACCCTCTTTATCTACTTCATGCCTTGAAAAATAACTATGCATTCTTCTAACAGTTTCAGCAGATACTTCTTGTTGATTTACTAATTGTCTTGCTCTAGCAACACCAACTTCAGTTCCACCACGACCAAACTCTTTTCTCCAATCAAGACCTTTTTGTGCTTCTTTTGCCATAGCATCAGTTGGAGTTAAATTAATATCTTCGCCTTTATAATTCGCCATCATCATCTCCACCAGTTACCTCTGGTTCAGCAGGAAACTTTTGACCAAATGGCTCAAATGCCATTGACAAGTTAAATTGGTTTGCCATTTCTTTATCACGATTAATCTGACTGAATGTTTCTTCAACATCACGACCATAATGTGCTGCAACATCTTGATGTGACATTATTCCGTTTTGTAATCCAACAACTGCTGCATTTATTTCTTTTAATGGGTCAATCCAATTCCAACCACGACCCCTAAAAGAAGTGTTATCGTAAAATTTGTCAAATTTACTTGTGGGGATTGGTATTGTGCCAAAATCCATTGCACTTGATAACCAATCTTTGAAGATAACTTCGGCAAA